TCATAGCATTGTTCACTAGTTTGCCATTCCAAAACCCACTAAACTGCACTTCAGGTCTTTCGCCATGTTTCATTGTAAGGATAATGCTTCTATCCTCAGTAATCCTTTGACTGGCAGTTGCTGCCAATCCCTGCTTTAAATCCTTAGCCACACCCAATGGCTCAGTTTCTACTTTCATTTCCGTCCTCTCTTTAGATATTCATGTGCCGAAACTCCACGTAAGTCTTTCTTGACATCTGTCTCAAGCATTAACCCACGTTTATCTAATTCATGTTTGAAGTGTTCCTTGCTTTTAGCATGAACTACCTCATTTCCAAGACCGAAGTGATAGCCTACTCCCTCCGAGTCATGTGCATTTTTTCTAGCAGCCTTTCTCTGCTCCAACTCCCTACGAGCACCTCTGCTCCTCTTGCTCTTCTCAGTAAGGAATGTATCATAAGAATTGCTAGATAAATCAGTATTACCCCTGCTCATTTAATCCTCCAAACTGGCTTTGCCCCTCACCTCTCCTCCCAACGAAATCGGAGAAAAGGAGTGCTTTTTCTGGACTTCTACCAGCTCCCTCATCTTGAGGTAGAAGCATTCGTGGATCTATCCAATCAAAACTTTTAGCCCACTGCCTAACCACATAAGCCATATCAATACCAGGAACCATTTTAACTACTTCCATAAATTTTTCCGCATCAGCCCTTCTAGTCCTGCTATCTTGGGGGAGTGCTTCCTCAGGATTAATGCCATAGTGAAACTCCCCTTTAAGCTCCTCTCCTGTAAATCTAACCCAGTAGCGTACTCCATTATCTCCAACGATGTCGATGATACGCTCCGCCCCCCAATTCTTGAAGACTACCTGATTCATCCCTCTCGTCACACTCTCTAAATGGTCAGCCATTATATCTCTTCGTTCATCAATCCTTATGGCAGAAGCTGCTCGCACAATCTCAGCCTCATGGGCTGTCCTTCGTCCTGAGCTTTCCTCAAAACTCCCCATCTGATTTCGGGAGAAGCCAACAATTTCCCTTACATCCTCTCTTACTTCCCGTGCGTAGGAAATAAGGTCTGGGGGAACATGAGTCTGAAGAAAAGCAACCTGCTTCCGTATATCGCCTTGAGGACCTACATCTACCCTCGCAACCGCCTTCACATCACCATCTAAAAGCTTAGCCAACTCATCTTTCTTCATATTACTATCCACAAGCATTTTGAGTAAGCCAACCCGTCTATGCTTCCGAGCCATAGTCCTAATATCATTAATCTCCTCTTGCTGTACTTCAATCAACCTTGCGTCTGGTGTCCACCAGAAGAAATCTGGGTCTTCGTTGAAGCCTAGAATCTTAGCGGGTAAGCCTTCAATCTGTAGTTCATCCTGTTCCATTCTTAGGAATTTATCATGGTCTAAACTCAGTACCATAACTTTCCCTGTACGCTTATCATGAATCTCGAAGAGCTCAACCCAATTGGAGTCTCCATCATGCTCCGTATGCCTCGTAAGACTCTCTGTGTTACCATCTTCACTACCATCAAGTTTAGTGTAAAATGCACCAGTCAAATTCTCTTTTTTTGTGTAAAGAGGCGATTCTTTAACATCCCTCAAGGGTCTCATCTTCCGCATCGCAAACCATCTTGCTTCCTCGAACCTACGAGTCCCCCATGGCACGATGAAATCTTCTGGACTGCATCTCAAATACCAAGGCATTCCATTCTTAACCTCATCTGTATACTCTATCCTCTGACCCTTCTTTCCAAACTGCGTCAGCCCACTATCAGCATCTCTACTCCCAACTGTGAAGCTAGGGTTAAACCCATACTCACTATCATAGCCGAGAATTCCAGGTCCTCTACCCATCAGATAACAATCAAGCACTCCACTCTTGAGCTGTTGCTTAATCCCCATTTCTTTGATGAGATAATTATCAATCCTCTCAAGCACAGTAGCGTGTGCTGCAAAGCCTGGCCTCTTTGGCATAATTGCTACCTTAGGGTCTCTGAAATAAACCTGAGGGACTAGGCTCCTTCCAACTGCGTAAATCATATTAACGGGTACGATATCTTTACTCCAAAATCCTCTATACATATTCTTATACGACTTCCACTTCTTAGCTTGTCCATATATAGTTCTATACTTAACTCCTGCCTTAATCTCTTCCTTCCACCAGTCAAGTTGACCCCTTAGTGACGTGGGTTCATTAGCTCCATTACCTGTAGCATTCTCTTTAACCTTATCCACTATGAGCCTCCCGTATTCTCTTTAAATTCTCTGCTGGGTCTTTAGGACGCTTAAGCCCCCGTTTCTCTAACTGCACCCACTTCTTATTAAGACTCCTCTCTTTAGCGTCTTTTTTCATGCCAGTGCCTCAGTATACATATTCTCTTTAGTATCCTTAGTCTCATGCCATTGCTTTGAGCCTGGAACCTTTTTATTTATAGCCGAGTAGAACAATGACTCCCCTCGTTTAATACCATGAGTTTTAATCATCTTACCTAATATCTTCTTCCCTGTAGGTGTAAGTGGCATGCCTAACTCCAATCCCAATGGTCTGTTTTAACCTCTTCAAAAGGGTCTACTATTCCTGTTAGAATATCATCAATCTCCTCAGTGCCATCACTCGCAAATGGGTTAGTAAGGACAGTTGGGTTACCAAATGTATCCCTAGTCTTATTCTTACCCATTAAATTCTCTAAGAGTTCATCCGCAGTTGTAACCACCATAGCGTCAATAGGGTCGTGTCTCCTCTTATCAATAGGAAGAGGCTCTCCAGGTCTTGCTATCTGAATCTGATATGCTGCGGTATCCAGCAAGTCCTTTTTGCACAACCGATTACTTGGTATGTATTCTTTATACTCCGAGATAAAATCCACGTGCTCTTTCATCAGGTGGATGGCGTGATTTGAGGCAAGAGGTTCGAGTCCTCTTATCCGCAAATCCTTCGCCTTATTTCCCTCGGGAAGCATTTGTGTTAGAGTCATGAAAGGAACCTTCCCTTCATCCATGTACTCTCTAGCAAAATGTGCTAGGGCTTTCTGGTAATAAACCGCCTCCACTCCTATTCTCTCAGGATTCCACCTTTTCCAATGTTGAGCCATTGTGTATATTACCTCTGATGGGTTCATACGAGAGTAATCGTAGCCAAGAATCCACATGTGATGCTTATCACACCAACCGCAGGTTAAAATCGCACAGTTACAACCGCCTTTCTTCCTTGCATTCTCCTCATCCCATAACGCCACATCCACCGTAGTGAATATCCGCATGGTTTTAGGCAAGTCTGCTTCACTCTCGTAGAACTCGAGCCAAGAGGGCTTGAAGAGCACCTCCTCTGGAGAACTGGGGAGCAAGAGGTACTGTGTAGCAAACATGTAAGGACCCTGACCATCTGCGATTATCTGCAACTGCTCATGATCATAGCACTCTACCCACGTAGGTTCCATCTCCCTCCAATCCATATCTTCCTCTGGAGGATTCCCCGCTAGATAGTGGTCTGACATCTTAACACAAGCCCGTCTGAAAATAACATAGCTAGGCTCAGTAGTCCAGATAAAATCTACAAGGTCATGTTTTGCCCATCTCGTCCCTTGATTGTGAATACGAGTGTGCTTTCCTGGAACAAGAAGCGAAGTGCATATCTTATGCCAACCAATTGCTTTATCAATATCTGCTTGGTTAGGCTGAAGCTCTTTCCCGCTAAAATCGTCTTTATTAGCATATATGAGGTCATCCTCAATAATGATGTCGTAGTGACGGGATGTGGAAGAGCCACCAATCCCAGCCGCCTCAAAGGTAGATTCGGTAAAGTCGTCAGGTCGATTGATACATGCACTTTGATTATTCCATTTAGTCTTTTTGAAGTTGGTAGGTATGACTTCAGGGAATAGGATTTGCATTGCGACATTGGATTCATATGTTTTCCTTATCAGACTTATCATCTTCTCAGCGTTGCTTATGACGTAAGAAGCTATTAAAATGCGTATATTAGAGCCGAGGTTGTAGAACTTATCATCAGGAGAGATTCCTTCGGGATATTCGTCCGCCTCTTCCCTATATAGGGCTATCCAAACGCTGAAAGCTATAGTCCCAATCCAGGTTTTGACGAAGGAACGAGGCATGACGCTTGATTTCCTAGGCTCAGGTCCCTCGAGGAATCGGCAGTAATCACCGTGAAGTTCCACAGTGATGTCGTCGTACCCCATGACTGCTACGCAGAAAGCAAAGAAGCTTCTAAGACATTTCTTGCGTAAACCTAACCTTTGTTTTTCTGTCATCGTTTCTAGGTTCATAGTTTAATGCTGTCTCAAAACGATTAGCCATCTTCTCCGTGACTTCAACCGTGATTTTAGTTTTCTCCGTATGACTCTTATACCCAGCCCTGTCTAGCACGTCTCCTGCTGCAGCACTAGCTATCACTGGGTTAGCGTGCTCCATAAACCCTATCTTCTTCCTCATTGCTACAATAGCTTGGTCTTTAAGCAATTCTTCTACTGGGTCACCGCTAGAGAGTTTGTCCGACCTCTTGTCTACAAATTGCTCCCTCAAATCCCCTCGCATCTCATCCAACCGCTTCATGTATAAGGGGCTGTTGCGGATAACCGAGACCCTACAATCCCCGAGTCCTAGCTCTTGTCCTATCTGCTTCCCCGTCCTACCAGCCAAATCCATACAGAGGATAACCTCCATCCGAGAGCTTTCCCTCTTTGGCTGCATTGCTATTGTACTTAAGCTCTTAAGCTCCTGTGGCTTGCGTATTGGCATTTAAGTCCTCCCTAAGCAAAAAAAGCTGAGGCAAGACGATTAATGCAACCGCCTTACCTCAACTTAGCTAAGTTTTAAATCGTTCACAACTGCTGATCAGGCAACTGCGTATATGTGTGGAAGCTCATCGTAAAGAGCACCCTTATAAATTCAACTATTGAACTTACAACCCGTTAACCGAGCCGTACCTTCAAGTACAGTATAACATACAACAGTGGCGTTGTCAAGGGCAGGGAAGTGTTGTAAACTGTTGCAAATAAACAACTTACAAAATTTTTTAAAATAATTTTTAGGGGCAACGCCTCCTTTGCAGGGAAAAATGAGAATAGGGGCGATGCATCATCTGGTGGGGGGCAGACCTCAGGGTTTTGCGAGTGAACCCGTGCGAGTGAACCCGTGCGAGAGCTCAGGGGTAAGGGAGAGAGCTCAGGTGCGAAGCAGAGGAGGGATTCTGAAAAGTTGTCTCCGACTTTTTTGATCCTATTAATAAATAGATAAAGCCTAGGGGGGATGTGTGGGGATGGCTATTTATCAACCCCACCTATAAAAACAAAGAATGTACATAGTCTAGTATACAACACCCTAGAAGTAACAACAATGAACATAATTCTTGTATACACTAAATGGGCGATTTGAGGCTGTATATACGCAGGTCGGGTGAATTGATATAAAATATATTGGCAACCGCCGTAACGTGTTGGTATTATTGGGTTTATGACAGAAATGAGTTCTTGACAATTGGCGTGGATATGATATACTGTATTTATAAGTTAGATACAAAACGTTCTTTGACAATATGCGGTGAGACCTCTTAGAAGGGATTTATCATTATGGAAAGTATCCAAACAAGCGGTTCTTACACAGTAAAAGAAACAGGCGTGCTGGTCAATTATGACTTCTCATTTGCCACGTATTCAGACGTTGAAGATTGCGTTGACAATCTAGGCGAGGATAAGGTTTTAGCACTTGTCAATCGCATGGCAAAAGTCGACGCTGGTAATACGGCAAGAGAGAAAGCAAAAGCTGCCAACGGGCATTCGGCACACGTGCCAATGTCAGAGGCAGAGAAAGCTAAAAATAAAGCTGGTCGACAAGCTGATAAAGCATTGTTACAGGCTTTAAAGAATAATCCTGAGCTTTTAGCTCAGTTAGGCTTATAATCAATTAAATAATAACCAAGTCTCCACCGCATATTGTCACCCGCCCCGATTCTTAATTGAGTCGGGGCATTTTTCATGCCTCCACCCCTCCTCTCCCCATCGACGAACCCCTCACCCACCCGCCGATTCTTGTAAGTTCAACTATTGAACTTGTGACACCCTTATCATCGCAGGGGTAAGCATCAACTGTTGAAATTGGCGTTGTTGTAACCTATTGGTATATATAGAGTTAGGGACTTGACTTCGAGTGCGACTCGTGTTATAATTAGTGCAACGTGTTAAGATGTGTTGGAAGTGTTACAAAATTACACTGGCTTCCGTCCCCTTGAGTCTACACCAACACTCGCTCTCTATCCATCCTATTATTATAT